TACAGGTTGAAATCCTAAGAGCCTTCGGGGACAGGGACATTCAGAGAATCGCGGTCAAGGCTTCGACGGGTACGGGCAAGACCTTCGATTTCGCCATCCTCACCTGGAACTTCCTCGCCTGTTATGGAGAACCCACCGCTGTTACCAAAGGACTCTTGACCTCCATCGACGGCCCGAACATGGAGGCGAACCTTTGGTCAGAACTCGCCAGGATGTACAACGGTTCCCAACTCCTGAAAGAGATGTTCCTTTTCCAAGACTCCCGCATATCCGCCCGACCCTATCCAAAGACATGGTTCGTTGAAAGACGTACCTGGGACCAGAAGGCGGGGAACTCAGCCCACCAAGACACCCTCGGGCTGGCCGGACACCACGCCAAGTACAGCTTGTACCTCGTTGATGAATCGGGAGGCGTGCCCGAATCTGTCATTATGGCCGGGGAAAGAACTCTGGTTAATAAGGTCGAGGGTGGATTTCAGAAACTTATCCAGGGTGGAAACCCGACCCATCGTAGCGGTCCTCTCTTCAATGCCTTCACCAAGGGTGAGAAAACCTTCAAGAAAGGCATTCAGTTCGTAGGTCCGTGGGCCACATTCAAGATGACAGGGGACCCCGCCGACCCCAAACGGTCCACCCGAGTTGATGTCGAATGGAATCAAAAACAGATTGACACCTATGGCCGGGATTATCCATGGGTCATGGTTTACGTTCTCGGAGAGTTCCCCGACACCGACATTAATTCTTTCCTCGGGATTGAGGATGTCCAAGCGGCAATGACCCGAGACTATCCCTACAACGTTTATGCTCCATTCGCCAAGTATCACGGCCTGGATGTGGCCTACGGTGGAGACGACAAGACTTTCCTGGCCGAACGCCAGGGTTCCAAGTGTTTCCCGTTGACTGAAATCGTAGTTCCGCTTCAAGATCCAAACATCGGGTTCAACATGGCCGGGATAATCCAACCCAGGATGGCCGAAAGGAAATCACGGTATTTGTTCGTGGATGCCACCGGGGGATACGCCGGCGCAGTCATGGAGGCCCTTCGGATTAGAGGAATTAACCCAACTCCGATCAAGTACAACGCCAAACCTACCGATGACTTTTTCCAGAACCTACGGAGTGAACTGCATTGGAGAGCCGCCCAATGGGTGAAGAACGGAGGGGCCTTACCATTTGACGAACAACTTCGGGATGAGGCGGTTGCCACTCAGTACACGATCACCAAAAAGGGCCAAATGCTTTGTGAACCAAAGGAAATTGTGAAGGAAAGACTCGGGAGGTCCCCGGATAAGTGGGATGCTTTTATCAACACGTTTCTGTTCCCCGACCGCCCGAATGACGCTTTGGATGGGCCTTCGGGACAGTCGATGCAATCCTGTATGGACATAAACCCGTTGCGGGAATATATTAAAACCAATCCGGGTGCGAACAATTCCCGAAGCCTATTCGATGCGTGGAGATAAATGGACCTTTTTACACTTGGAAGTATATTCTTGGGTATTGGAGGTGGCATAGGTTCGCTTTTCGGGTCCAACCAAGCCAATAAAATAGCCGAGCAAAATGCGGTGGCTGAAACAAAGCTTTTGAACGAAGCCCAACAACAGGAAGCCCAACAGCAGGAGGATACCCTTCTGATTTCCCAACGAACCGCCCAAGAACAAGAATTGACCGGAGGAATCACGAAATGGGATGCAAGCCATTCCCTGCTCAGTGGTCTTTCGGGCGCTGAGAAAACCACGCCTACCATGCCTTCCCTGGTTTCTCCTGCCCCTAAGTTGGGCGTCTAATGACCCGAAGCGAACTCAACAAACTAACTCTTGACATCGATCATTTGCATGAGAAGCACAAGGCCCATCCCGCCGTTATCCTCATCCAATCCACTAAAGACCGGCAGATTTACGTTTTGATGGTAGGAAGCCCGTCTCGGGAATGGTTGGGGCACGTTTTGAACGATGTGCTTTATAACTTGGCGGGAGAAACCTTCCTGACCCCGAATCTTCCTCCTGGCGTGTTAAAGGGTGGGAACTGATGAAAGAAATACCGATATTGGTTTATCCTGAAAAAATAAGTAACATCCCGAAAACCGATATAGGCGAAAAACTTCCTGAAGGTCCTTATCCTGGGATTTTAATAGAACGAGGAATAAGAATGTCTTTGGTTAAATGCCCCGCTTTAAGTCTCGATGGTCTTCTAAGCATGGAAAACGAAGCATTTGTTGAACATGAATCTTGGAAGGATTTATGAAAAAAGGACCGGGAAGCCGATATGACTACGAACTCGAAGAAATCCTCCGCAAGCACAAAATCGGTAGGGCTCTTGTATTGGTACATCAGCCGAATACTCCTGTGGAGAAGTACGAAAAAATTCTCATTGGAGAAACGCACAAGGAATGGGAAATGACGGCTCTGGAAGGACTGGTTAATACCCTGGAAGAGATGAACCGCCAGGGGCAGATTTTAACGGCCAAGCCCGTCATGCCCGAACCATTACCGGAGGATGTGAAGAATGGGTAATCCGTTTACGATAACCAAGGGCGTCACCTACAAAGGGCCAATGGATCAAAGGAAACTCGACAAGTACATTTTGATGGAACAGTTACGTTCCCGAATGATGTCAGACCGTTCACCCTACGAAGCGTTGTGGGCCGATATTCAATCCATCCTCGATCCTCATGCCATCATCAACGATATGTACCAAGCCGGATTCCCTGATTTCGTTTCCGACCTTTTTCTAACCAGCAACCATCTCCAATCCTTCGACGACTTGGATTCGGGACTTCAAGAGGGAATCATCCCGGCAAACCAAACCTGGATGAGATACGGGTTGTTGGATGAGGAAAGTCCCTTGATGGAGAAGCCGGAAGTTTGGCAGTACCTTCACTCAGCTTCCCGTCAAGCTCAATCCGTTCTATTGAAAAGCAATTTTTACCAACAGGCCCCCAGCACTATTCGGTCGGTGTCTAGGTATTTAACTGGGGCGATCATGATGGAGAAGGACGAGGAAACATTTGTCAGGTTTACCGCGTTCCCAATCGGGAGTTATTACATCTCCAACAACTACCGGGGGATTGCCGACACATTCATTCGCAACTATCGGTTGAGGGTTCGGCAGGTCATTGAGGAATTTTGCACCAACGAAAAGGGCGAAGTGAATATGGACAACTGTTCCGATGCCCTGCAACTCCAATGGAACGATCCCAAGAGGCACGAAGAGTGGGTTGACATCGTGATGTGCATTTTCCCGAACCCAGAATTCGATTCTTTCAGGGCAAAATATAATTCCAAGTACGCCAAGTATTCCCTGAACTACTATGAGATGGCTAGGAACATCGGCCATAAAATTCTTCGGGAAGAGGGATTCTCGTATTTCCCGGTTTATTGCCCGAGATGGTACAGACAACCAACTGATGCTTATGGCGTGGATGGACCTGGAGCTAAAGCAAGGTCACCAATCCGTCGAATGTTCAAGTCCATCCAGATGTGGTTATTAAGCGCACAAAAGCTTCTTGAGCCTCCAATGGGAGCCGATCCCTCGGTTGGTGGTGGGGTTTCCAACAACGGGGTAGGGACAACTCCAAATTTCTTGACGATGATTCCGGGTGGGCCGGATGGGAACAAGAAGTTTGCCCCCATCTACGAACTAAACCCAGCGATGTTGACCCCGATAAAGGAGTACATCCAAGAATGCTCTATCGAGATTGAAAAGATTTGCCGAGCCGATGTCTTCAGGAGATTCGGGAACGACGAGAGGAAAACACCACCTACCGCAACCGAAGTACTTCAGAGGGTTCAAGAGGATAGTAGGGTCTTGGGCCCTATTTTTGGAGCTTTTAATTTTGACTGGCTCCAACCCATGCTTCACGACCTGTTTTACTTGATGGTTGAGGACAGAGTTATTCCTTCGGCGCCCCCGGACTTGCATGGGACTCCGTTGAGGGTTGAAGTCATCTCCCGAATCGCTATCGCCTTGAAACAGGGAGACATCAACGCCTTGAACGCTGGAATAGGGGCGGCTGGACAGATCGCCCAGGTGAAAGCCCAACCAGGGACGGAAAGGCTCAATGGGGATGAAGCCCTGGATTACACTTTCAGGCTTTTGAACCTTCCCCCGAAACTGCTTTACAGTGAGGCGCAGGTGGCTAAGATACGTCAGCAAATGACGCAGATTCGGCAAGCGAAACAACAGGCCGCACTTGCCGAACAACACTCCAAGACCGCGAAGAACTTAGGTCAGGCAGATGTCGGGGGGGATAGTAGCTTGCTTCAAAAAATAATGGAATCTCAAGGAGGTGAGGGTGCTACCTGAACAGGTGCCGAACACGCCAGAAAACATGGTCGGGGTTCAAAGGCTGGAAGAGAACAATAAAGCCTTAAAGTCGGCAATGGGGACAAAAGAAGGCCGACTCGTTTTCTCGGAAATGTTCAAACTTTTTTACATGTTCAAGTCGCCCCACAACGATCACGGGGCCAAGACGTCCTTCCAGTGCGGTCAGCAAAGCGTTTGCCTCTGGTTCCGTGAATGGATGAAAACCGCTGGAATTTATGAGCTTTATCAACTCATGGAGAAGGAGGACATGGAACGTCAAGAGCATTGGGATGGCGTGTTGAAAAATCTAGTGGAAAAACCACAGGGAAGGAAGTAACGTAATGACAGAAGAAAAACAAGGCGAAGTCGCATCGGTTCCCCCGGCAGGGGGCCCTTACGTCCCGCCGCCAGAATCGGTAGCCCAACCTCCAAACCCCGCTACCCCTCCGGTCCAACAGCCTAAAGTTGAAATACCGCCGACTCAGACGAGGGTGCAGACGCCCCCGCCTCCGCCGCCGGTAGCAAAGGTTGAGACTCCACCGAGTACTCCGCCTGCCTCAACTCCACCGGCTGATTCTGGGACCACGGGGTTATTGGGTAATCTAGAAACCCTCAAACCAACCCTCGCATCCCTCAAAATTCCTGAAGGCGTACAGTACGACCAGGAATTCCTGTCCGGTATCGTTTCGACCTCTTCGACGCTTGATGAGGCTCAGAAACGGTTTGACACGGCTCACTCTCTTGTTGTGAAGATGCAACAGGGGTTAGTGGCCAAAAACTCAGAATGGATTTCGAACCTAAAACAGGACCCCGAAGTTGGGAAAGCGAATTGGGAAGCGAGTTTGGATCTGTACCGAAAAGGTGTCGTGGAAGAGTTTGGCAAGGAATTCGCTGAAAGCCTCGCCAAAGGGAAACTCGACGCCGAACCGAACTTCTTCAAAGCTGTTGTCAGACGGATGAGGGCAAAGACCCCAAAACCCGTGGTACAAGGTGAACCACCCGCCCCTGCGAGTGAGGCACCGAAGACCACAGAGGGATTTGCCAAACAAGTTTATTCGGGAATGGCAACAGGATATTCCAAAGTACCAGTGAAAAAGGGTCCGACCTGGTAAGAAATCCGAAAGGATTTAACCATGGCAGGACCGATTACGGGTATCAGTTATCCGACCCAGGTCGAGGTCGCTAAGTCATACGGCCCCGGTGGGAAAGAACTGGTTCCCTTTATCGCCGCTTTAAACCAGGACAACATGAACCTCTATGTGGAGCCCTACATTCCGGGCAATACACAAGGGGGTTATCTCTCCGAAGCCGAGAATTACATGCCTCTTCCATCAGCGGCGGTGGATGGCGTCGGACAGATTCCTAACTTCAACACTTCTCAACAGAATTTCGATACCTACGCTCGGGTTCCCGACGTGTTCGAAATTCCCTGTTCCACCCTCGATGAGTTTAAGGACAAGGAATACTACCGTCTCCGTCAGGTGATGGGCCGTATTCGGGCGATGGGTCACAAAGTCGCCCAGATGTTCTTCTACTCGTCCCTGGCGGTCAACCCGTTGGAGTTCAACGGCCTTGAGGTGAGATACAACCACCTTTCGACCACGAACAGCCCCACGGCGTTGAATACCATCAGCGCGGGTGGGACGAACGCAACTGTCCAAACCTCAGTTTTCTTGGTGGGCTTCAGCCCCGATTCCTGCACCGGGATTTTCAATCCCAACAGCGGGACTCCTGGGACTTACGCCGGTTTCCACCACATTGATGCCGGGATCATCGACTTGTCGAACGCTCCCGACACCGCTGGTGGCACCAATGGACGCATGAGGGTCTATCGGGACTACTTCGAGTACAAAGGCGGTCTTGCTGTTCCAGACTGGCGCTTTGTGCTTCGGGGTTGCAACTTCGATACGACCGACTTGGGCTCCACGAACCCCCAGACCGACGTGAAGTACTGGTTTGAGGAAATGCTTGGCCGTATCCCGAACAGCAACAACGTTCCATACGAGCCAGGTATCTCCTTGCCCCGTCCGACGTACTGGTGGTTTTTCAATCGGTCGATGAAGCGTTACATCGGCCATAACCTGCTCAATACCATGATTTCGGGCGCTGGCATTCGGTCTGAGAATGTCCGCAACCCCGAGAACATGTACATGGGCGCATTCGAGTATGGCGGGGTTCCGGCTGGTATCTGTGATACCATTACCGACACCGAAGCCATAGTCGGCTCATAAGGGAGGAAACCAACATGAGAGCAAATTATTTAAATCAGTTCGTTCCTCCAACGACCTCCACCTTAGTTACGCCGATCACATCGACGCAACTATTGTCGCAGATCGTTTCGCGCCCTGCGGCGACCACCCACCCGGAAGATACGCTTGATCCGATTGGGTTGTTCGTCCAATGGAGCGCAATCACCCTGGCTGGGACCAATACGTATCGGTTCCAGGTTCAGCAATCCTCAGATAACGCCGGGACAACGAACATTTTGTACGTTGCGGATACCGGCGCCATGGGGATTACCGATCCCAGGTTGGTGAACAATTCGTCCCTATTTTTGGCGATTGACTGGAACTTGGTCACTCAGCCATACTTAGGGGTGAACTTGACGCTCGCGGGTAACGGAACGCCGTCCATCTCAATTCTGATGGCCTGTCTACTCAATACCAGCGACGTGCCTCGCTTCACCACTGTTGCCGCAAACTACACGCCCTAAACCAGCGAGTAGATTACTTGGGTGGGAGGGCCTCAAAACCCTCCCATTCATTTTCAAGGAGATGTAAATGTTAAAAGTTATTGAAAAATCCACCGGGAAAGTAATCGAGATCAACGACGAACTTCTCGATGACAAAAATCTTGTGATGGATTACAAGACGAAAGAAGGAAAAATTCTGAAAATAAGCGAAAAAGAATATCGCCAGCGCTTATTCGACACAGGTGGTTATACAAACCACCAAACCTGGAATCAGGGTCACGAAGGAACTCCCGCCTCTTATGCCGCCCAGAAGGAAGCTGTTTTGAAATACAAACATTTTAATCCACGGTTTCACGCAATTCCCGCCAAAGCCTCAACCAAAGCCGAAACCAAAGATGAGACCAAGGAGGGAACCAATGCCTGAGAAAATTCGGATTCGGTACAAGGATTCCCACCCGTCTTGGCCGGGGGATGTCGCTTCTTTCAACGGTCATAACCAACCCGGAGGCTTTCATGGCCCGAAGTACCCTGGATACGAGGAAGACATACCAGGCGATTTTCTGGATGATGTCGTAAAGGAAATTGACTACCGCAACCCCGACAAGAGCATCGAGTCCATCACGAAGATGGAATACCGCAGGCGGATTTACGAGACGGGCGGGTATCACCGTCAACCCGGACAGAAGTTCCACCAACCAGCGCCTCCCCACATTCCCCAGAACAAAACCATGCTGAAGATGTACGTTCCTCCCCGCAAACTCGAACCTTCCGAGATGGAAGAGTTCTTGTGGAAAACGAAGGTGGCCACCCTGTTGTTCGCCGAATTCAGCCCGTTGTGCATGGAGTTCGTCGGGCCCATTCCTGAAGACGCTTTGGCGCTTCTGAAGAAGAAGGCCAAGGAAACCGGGAGTCCGACTTACATCAATCTGCTCAAGGGTCCTGGCAAAGAGCAGGTGAAGACCCCCGACCCGATCAATCCCGAGAAGAAAGGTTCGATGCCCACGGATGCTATCGACATCTCGAAGATGGACGAGATCAACGCGGTCAAGTACGTCAAGGAATTGACCGACATCAATATGCTGTCGGACTATTCGGCCAAGGAGGCCAAGCGGTCCCGTCCTCGGGTGGCGTTTGCCATCGAGGAAAGGATTGCCGACCTCAAGCATTCTGCCGTCGTTGCGGCTGGACAGGCGGCTAACGTCTAATGCCATACAAGTCAGACGCTCAAAGACGTTTTTTCCATAGTGCGGGAGCGAAGAAGGCCGGAATCACTTCCGCACAGGTGGCTGAGTTTGATTCGGCCAGCAAAGGCAAGAAATTGCCCGAGAGAGTGAAAACCAAAGAAGTTATGGGTCACAAACACCACCACTCAAAAGGTTAAGGAGGCCGTTATGAAAGAGCATTACCAACCCAAGGGCGGAAAGCACATGGGGAAGTACGAACCCAAGACCGGGAAACACATGGGCACATTCCACCCCGATGCGGGGAAGTCGGAGAAGGTTCACCACACCGGACACGGACATACCCATGAGAAGGCTGGGGATGGCCACATGACCAAGAGCGTGAAGTTTGACAAAGTTCCTCACGCATACTAATCGTGAATGAACAGTTCCACAGAAATCGCAAACCAGGCACTCCTGAATCTTGGGAGTGCCGCCGAACTTCAGAACTTGGATACGGACAACACCAAGGAAGCTCGGGTCATGCGGAGGCTCTACAACAACTACCGTAGAACTCTCCTGTCTTTGTGGGACTGGCCTTTTGCCACCGTTTTCCAACAAGCGGCTCTCGTAAGTTTCTGGCCTACCCCTCAGTGGGCCTTTGCCTATCAGTACCCCTCTTCCTGTTTGAAGTTCACCCGAATCTACAACTACAAGAACACCGACGACATCATGGACAAGATTGAGTGCGTCCAAGGGAATGATGGGACTCAGAGACTTCTCTACACGAACTTCGGTCCCCCGAACCTTCTTCCGTCAAACAATCTAGTTCCAACTTCGGCGGCAAACGTCTCCACGACAAACTCGTTGCCGATCCCGGTACTGCAATACGTCACCGATGTCACGAATGTTTTAATCATGCCTCAGTTGTTCAAGGATGCCCTGGCCTTGGTCATGGCCGCTTATGCCGCGCCTTCGCTTCCAGGAATAGGGCAAGTGGACTTCAGGGAAAAGAACCTTCAGTTGGGCTTGTCGGTCTTGTCAACGGCGGGAGCCCAGAACATGAACGAAGCCTATATCACTCCCGAAAAGAGAAGTTTGATCGAGAAGGCCGCATTGGGTGGTGGACTGTGTATTCCTATTTCATCGGTCTGGAACCCAGTGCCCGAAAATTGGACACCCTGAGATGAAGGGTACGCTTTCAAAACTCCACTGGACTACCGGGGAATTAAGGCCGGATCTCTGGGGCGCCACCGATCTTACTAAGTACCAAGCCGGACTAAAGAAACTCCTTAACGGTTTCGTCAATAAAGCTGGCGTTCTTTTAAACTGCCCAGGTACAGAGACGATCATGCCGGGTAAGTTCCCGACCAAGACCACTCGATCAATTCCATTTAAGTTTTCCTTCAACCAGCAATATGTTTTTTTGTTTGGTGATAAATATATGCACATCATTGAGGATGGGGTTCCGGTTTTCAATCAGTTCCCTGTTCTCAGCAACTATCAATATCCAGGATTTATAAATACGCTCCCCAATGCCGCCAACCCAACATTGGTGATGAACAATGGTTCTGGGGGCGGAATCACCGGTTCTCAAATTGCCAATGGAATGTTGGTTCAAATTCAGCCATCCAACTCAACACTGAGCCCGAACGTTTCAAGAGATATTCCACTTGCATCAAACGACATGTCTTTGTTTTTTTATAACCGTTGGTTCATTATCCAAAATGTTAATATTCAGGCCGGGAACACATCTTTCACCCTCACCGATTTAAACGGAAATCAAATTTCAACTGTTGGGCTGAGCGCTTACAACAATAACTTGAGAATAAGGACAGTTTATGAATTGACCACGCCATACGCTCACACGGATTTAGCGTTGCTGAATTTCGCTCAATCATTCGACATCGTTCAGCTCAGACATCCCGATTATGCCCCTCAAGAGTTAAAGCGGATAACGAACAGTCAATTCACGATTACCACAAAGAATTACTTCCCCACTCAATTCCAGGGAGCGAACAGTTTGGCCGCAAGTGGTGGAGAGTCAGGGCCGAATTATTATTACAAGGTAACAACGTACAACAAGACGACAAAACAAGAGAGTTTGCCTTGCCCGATAGCGCTTCAGACGAGTGTTTTTCAACAGAACATTCTGACAGCTCAATCGCTTAATCACACAGGCGGTGGACAAGTAATAAGGCTCTCACTCGTTTCCGTTTCTGGGTTGGCTGTAGGTGAGCCAATTCAGGTTTCAACACCGATTATTTATACAAACCCTTCAGGTCATCAATTCACATGGCTTTTCCCAGGAACGAACTATTCGATTTTCGCTTTGGACGCCGTTTATAACTTCATAGATATTTTTGTTGGCGATCAGTACCCAGTGGCGACATTAAGCTTCAATTCCGGTGGATATGTTTTCGCCAACGCATATTCATCGACTGCCCTTCAAATTTTGTCGATTGGGAACGGGAACCCGATGTTGATAACCACCAGGGGACCGCATGGGTTGGTAAATGGGCAAGAGGTTACGCCACAAGGAACGGGTGTTTTTGGATTGGATGGACTGACTTTTAACGCAACGGTTCAATCGCCTACGACTCTTTCATTGAACGGCGTAGATGGGTCCAATTACGATTTATCCGGCTTTGTTCCGAGTGACTATTCAATAATTTCTTCAACGGTCATCATTT